AAAGTAATTGTATCAGTTGTTAAGTTTAATGAACCATCATTAGTAATATTTTTTGTACCAGGAATACCTGTAACATTTGCTTTTATAAAATAATCATCCGTGTCTGAAGCTGTACCTTGTATTTCTTCACCTACGGTAAATGTTCCTTGAATACTATCAACATTTAAAATTAATTGAGTTACGGTTTTGTCACCAATTTGAAATGTAGATGTATTTTCTACAATAGCTGTAGCTTCTGAAGTTTGTCCTGTGATTGTTCTTCCAATTAATTGCGTTGCGTCACCTACTGAAGCAATAACTCTCAATACTTTTAAAGAATCAAACTGACCATCAGAGGCCTTTAACATTTGTTCTCTAGGATAAATTGTTTCAGATGTTTCGCCAAATAAAATTCTAAAAAACATCTCATGGCCACGAACTGAACCTTTTGACCTATAAAGTGATTTTATATTTTTAATTAATTTTCTCTTATCAACACCTAATGCTAAATTTTCTGGAAGAGTCGCAAGAAATTCATCTCTAAAGTTAAATAAAAAGTGATTAATGACATTATCAGGATCCCTAAAATTAATTAAGTCAACAATATTATTTACTGGATTAGGTTTATAATTTAAAATTGTTGCTGTTGCACCAGAAGTTTGACCAACAACTTGTTCAGTTAGACCAAATTTATCTTGTGCTGAAATAATTAACTTTAAAGGGTCGCCATTTTCAACAATCACCACGGCTGTTGCGCCTGTGGTTTGACCAACAATTGTTTCACCTCTAGTGAAAGAACCTACAGGAGTTTCTTCTAAAAGAATTTTATCCCCTTCATCTAATAATGTTCTTGCTGTATCTTTACGGCTAGAATTTAAAACTAAATTATTTGTTTGACCTGTTTCTGATTGTAATAAAATACCGTCAGTCGCTTGAACACTTGAAAATGATAATTCAGCAGATTCTAATAATTGATAATATACTTTTAAAAATTCGGCAAATTTAGGGTGGTCAG